AATCCACTTAGTATTAATGAAGATTACTTCTTTCCACAAACAGCAGAAGGTCGTGGCAGTAAAGTTGAGACACTGCCAGGCGGTACAAATTTGGGCGAGATTGATGATCTAAAATATTTTACAAATAAACTATTTCGTGGTTTGCGTATTCCCAGCAGTTATTTGCCCACTGGGCCAGACGAGAGTGAGAGATCCTTTACTGATGGCAGAGTTGGCACGGCATTAATACAGGAATACAGATTTAACGAGTATTGCAAGCGTTTACAACGTATGATTGTTCAGCCATTTGACTTAGACTTCAAGATGTTCCTAAAGTGGCGTGGACTTGAGATTGACAACAGCAGTTTTGAATTGCGCTTCAATGAGCCACAAAACTTTAGCAAATACAGAGAAACTGAGATTGATACTGCTCGTATTGGTACATTTACACAGTTAGAGCAGTATCCTTACATGAGTAAACGCTTCCTAATGCAGCGTTTCCTAGGATTATCTGAAGAGGAAATGGCAGATAACGAGCGTATGTGGGCTGAAGAAAATGGTGAAGTTGAAACTGACAAGCCCAGTTTACGTAGCGTTGGTGTTACAGCCGGCGGTTTAGAAACTGATCTCGATACTTTTGAGCCAGCAGCCGAAGAGCCAGCAGCACCTGAGGGTGCTGAAGTAGCACCAGCACCTGAAGCTGGTGCTGAAGTACCACCTCCTCCGCCAGTGGTTTAATAAATACCTTAGGAGAAAGCCAGTGTTTTTAAAGAGTTTAATTGAATCAGAACAAGAAAATTATGATGCTAAAGCAGACAATAGCGTTGCTAAAAAGTCTGATACTCGTAAAACACGACTTACACTTGAGCAAATCAACAAGCTAAGACGCTTGAATGATCTAAAAATAACAGAATATAATAAAACTGTAGCACAAGTAAAAAAGCAATATGCAGCACCTAAGGAAGAGACAGCACCTGGTTTATAATCAATAAAAACTAAAAAAATTTGGCTGAAATTTGTATATCTTTCGTTTTGAGCCAAAAACACAGCATTTAACTCTTTTTTTTCTATAAACACTAAATAAATTAAATGCCTTATGAATAAAAGGAGCCTTTTTTATGTCAGATAAATTTAATCAGCTCATTGAGCTACTAATTGCAGAAGATCAGGAGAAAGCCCAAGAGCTTTTTCATGAGATCGTTGTTGAGCGTAGTCGCTCAATCTATGAGAGCCTAATTGACGATGAGACCGTTGAAGAGGCAGCAGAAGAAGAAGTTGCAGAAGACGAGACAGTTGAAGAAGAAGCTGTTGAAGAGAGTGACTTTGATGAAGAACTAGGCGGCGACGCAGCAGACGATATGATTGCTGATATCGAAGCCGACGAAGAAGGTCTAGCAGTAGAAGCCGAGGACGGTGACGAGGATCTAGAAGATCGCGTTGTTGACCTAGAGGACGCACTAGACGAGCTTAAAGCAGAATTTGATCGCCTAATGAGCGACGAAGCTGATGAAGACGAAGCAGAAATGGACATGGACATGGACGATGCTGAAGAAGCAGACGATGAGATGGACATGGACATGGAAGAGCCAGAAGCTGAAGAGGAAATGGAATCAGCCGAAGACTTCGTTCGTGAGTATAAAGAGAAAGCACCAGCCCCAGTTACAGCAGAGCAGGGTGATGGCAAGGCCGGCCCAGTTGCTAAGAAGAACGACATGGGTGGTAAAGCCGCAATGAGCAAGGGTGAAGAAAAAGGCGGAGCAGCACCAAAGGCTGCAAAGCAAACCAGTGCTATGGACACACGTGAAGCTGGCAAGGCCGGTATGAAAAAGGCATAAGGTAGGTACAATATATGAACTACCTTAGAGAAAACCTTACTTTCGATCAAGCTAGAATCGTAACAGAGTCTGCCAACGAGGGCAAGGATCTCTATATGAAAGGCATTTGTATTCAGGGCGGGGTAAAGAACGCCAATCAGCGTGTTTACCCTGTCTCTGAAATTTCCAATGCCGTTAAGCAGCTCAACGAACAAATCACCGGAGGATATAGCGTTCTCGGCGAAGTTGATCACCCTGACGATTTAAAGATTAATTTAGATCGTGTCAGCCACATGATTACTGAAATGTGGATGGATGGCCCTAACGGCTATGGAAAACTAAAGATTCTTCCCACTCCAATGGGTACTCTAGTAAAGACCATGTTGGAGAGTGGAGTAAAGTTAGGCGTTAGCAGTAGAGGTTCTGGCAATGTTCAAGAATCTTCTGGTAACGTTTCTGACTTCGAAATTGTCACAGTAGACGTTGTGGCACAACCCAGTGCTCCAAATGCATATCCTAAAGCAATCTATGAAGGATTGCTTAATATGCGTAACGGGCACAAAGTACTTGAAATTGCTAGAGAAGCAAACGGCAATACTAAAGTACAAAAATACTTGAAAGACGAAGTAGTTCGTCTTATCAGGGATCTAAAGATCTAGGAGACTATAATGCTAGATGCTATCAAACCACTTCTAGATAGCGACCTTGTCAACGAGGACACAAAGCGTGAAATCCAGGAAGCCTGGGATTCAAAGCTAGTTGAAGTTCGTACACAGGTTACGGCAGAACTCCGTGAGGAATTTGCTCGTCGCTATGAACACGACAAATCCGTAATGGTTGAAGCTTTAGATAAAATGGTTACTGAAACTCTATCAGAAGAGCTAGTACAGATTGCTGAAGAAAAGAAGAAGATTGCTGAAGACCGCACTAAGTTTGTGGCAAAGATGCAAGAGACTTCAGGCAATTTTGACAAGTTCCTAGTACAGCAGCTAACAAATGAGATTAAAGAACTACACGAAGACCGCGAAACACAGGCCTCGGTCGTAGCAAAGTTAGAGAATTTCGTTGTAAGTCAGCTAGCTGAAGAAATCAAAGAATTCCAGACAGATCGTCAGGACGTACACAATACAAAGGTTCGTCTAGTTAAAGAGGCTAGAGAACAATTCAATAATCTAAAGAAGACCTTTGTAGAGCGTTCTAGTCGTATTGTTGAGGAAGCAGTAGCTAAGAATCTTAAAGCAGAATTAACTCAACTACGTGAGGATATCCAAGCAGCCAAAGAGAATACTTTTGGCCGCAAGATCTTCGAAGCATTTGCAACAGAGTTTGGCGCAAGCTATCTAAATGAGAATCAAGAGATTCGCAAGTTAGAAGCACAAGTTGAAGCAGTAAGTGCTCAACTAGCCGAAGCTCAGGAAGTAGTTGCTGAGAAGGCAAAGATTATTGAGAGCAAACAACAGGAAGTAAATGTTATTACTGAAAACTATAAACGTAACGATGTAATGGCTAGACTTCTTAAGCAACTTAATAAAGAAAAGGGCGCAGTAATGCGTGACCTATTAGAGAGCGTACAGACTGAAAAGTTACAAGCCGCTTTCGATCGTTATCTACCAGCAGTGCTAGACGGCGCTGCACCTAAGAAGGAAAAAGCTGTAATTGCAGAAAGCCGCAAAGAGGTAACTGGAGATAAGGAAGTTAAAACACAACCTGTAGTAGAAGAAGACAAATCAAATATTGTTGAACTACGCAAGTTGGCAGGCCTGAAGTAAGGTACAAGAGGAGACAATAAATGTCAGACGTACTATTAGAAAGCCGTTGGAGCGAGACAAAAGACGCCCTACTTGAGGGCCTTGAAGGTTCACGCCGCGGTGCAATGAGTGTTGTTCTAGAGAATACACGCAAGTATCTCTCAGAAGCAGCATCAAACGGTGCAACAGCAAGCGGTAACGTAGCTACACTAAATCGTGTAATTCTACCAGTTATCCGCCGTGTTATGCCAACAGTTATCGCCAACGAAATCGTTGGTGTACAACCAATGCAGAGCGCAGTAGGCCAGATCCACACTCTACGTGTTCGTTATGCTGAAGGTGCTAACTCAACAGCAGCATCACCATTCGATACAGACGTAGCAGCTGGTGACGAAGCACTAAGCCCATTCAAGATTGCAACAGCATATTCCGGTAGTCTAACAACCGGTCGCGCTGATGTAACAGCAGCTAAAGAAGGTAATGGCGGCCGCGCAATCAGCATCCAGATCCTAAAGCAGCCTGTTGAAGCCAAGACACGCAAGCTACAAGCTCGCTGGACATTCGAGGCAGCACAGGACGCACAGAGCATGCATGGTATCGACGTAGAAGCCGAAATCATGGCAGCTCTAGCACAAGAAATTACCGCAGAAATCGACCAGGAAGTTCTAGGTTCACTTCGCTCACTAGCAGCAACAGAAGAGACCTTCAACCAGGCAGCAGTCAGCGGTACAGCAAGTTATGTTGGCGACGAGCACGCAGCTCTAGCAGTTCTAATCAACCGCGTTGCTAACAAGATTGCACAGCGCACACGTCGTGGTGCAGGTAACTGGGCAGTAGTAAGCCCACAAGCTCTAACAGTTCTACAGAGTGCAAGCACAAGTGCTTTTGCTCGTACAACAGAGGGCACCTTCGAAGCACCAACCAATACAAAGTTTGTTGGTACACTAAACGGCGCAATGCGTATCTATGTAGACAGCTATGCAGCAGACCTCACAGCAGTTCTAGTTGGTTACAAGGGTTCAAGCGAGACAGACGCAGCAGCATTCTACTGCCCATACGTCCCACTAATGAGCTCTGGTACAGTACTAGATCCAACAACATTTGAGCCAGTTGTTAGCTTCATGACTCGCTACGGATACGTAGAGCTATCAAACACTGCAAGTTCACTAGGTAATGCTGGCGACTATGTGGGCGAAATTGCAATGAGTAACATTAGCTTCTCATAAGCTAGTTTAACTCGAGCAGTTGCTCAAAACAGATTGGGGAAGCAGAAATGCTTCCCCTTTTTGTTGACTAAAAATATATTACTAAAATAAAACAGTAGCAGTCAACACCTATGCTCGCTGGCACGGTGACCGTTGCTCCACAGTCTAACTTACCCGTATTTAAAATATGCTAAAGTTAGAAGAGTATAATTCTATAAATACACAGTCTATAAACTAGACTTATGCGGACACCACCGCGTACCTGGTAGAACCAGGATTGGACTTCTTGAAAGGAGAAAACAAATGGGTAGACCACTAAGAAGAAGAGAAGACGTTGTAGCATACGTTAATGGATCTTCAACAACAATCAATAAAACTGGTGTAGTAGGAACTGATTCACTATCAGGCGAGCAGATCCGTATGAACGCTTATATTCCAGAAGCAGACGGCGGTTCCAGCGCAGTAGCAACAAGCGCAATTCTACAAAAAGGAACCAAGCGTTTCCGTTGTACAACAGCACAAGGCACAGGCACATGCACACTTCGTCCACTAGCCAGTGGCTCACTGGCTGCAGGCGAGTGCCAGCTAACAGCAACAGACAGTGCTGGCGGTACATATTATGTAAGCCGCATTAGTCCTACATGGATTCAGATTGGTGCTCTGGGCACAGGTTCACAGGTAGCAGTAGGCGATCGTGTACAGTGGGTAGATGATCAAACTAGTGCAGTTGCTATTAACACCGGAACATGGGCTATTGGTGATGTAAATCAACCAGGTAGATTCCAAGTTGTAACAAACTAATAATTTTTTAGTTTACTATGAAAGGCTACACATAACTAAGTGTGTAGCCTTTTTTATCATGACAGAATTTGCATTTGTATTGGGTAATGGAATATCTAGACGGTCAGTAAATCTGAACCAAATATCCAGGTTTGGAAAAACATATGCTTGTAATCGAGTATATGAAGATTTCACTCCTGATGTTTTAGTTGCAGTTGATAAACCTATCAGTACTGAAATACAAAAATCTGGTTATAGTTTAAATAATAGGTTTTATACAAGAACAAATAATATTATTTCAGGATCTGGAGCATTACCTATTCCAAAAAATAGTGGTTTTAGCAGCGGACCAGTTGCGGCAACTATAGCAGCATTGGACAATTCCCCCTACATATTTTTAATAGGCATGGACTTAAAAGGCAATAACGGCTACTTTAATAACATATATGCTGATAAAACGTTTTACAAAAGTAGTACAGATGCTGAAACTTATTATGGAAACTGGATAAATCAGATCACTCAAATCATAATTGAATTTTATAATCAACGATTCATACATGTAAATCCACTAGACAATTATACGCCACAGGAATGGCGCAATCAGAGAAACTGCTCAGTTATGAACTTGGATGAGTTTTATACAATGATAAATAATACATAAATGGACAGATAAACTATGAGTCAAACTAAACGAATTACCGGAGATCTTACACTAGACCCCACTGGGGACTTTATTGTCCTTGCTGACACACAGATCACTGGAAATTTAACTATTACTGGTAGTACAACAACTGTAACTACTACAAATACAAGTTTAACAGATACAGTTATTACATTAAACGATGGAGAACTTGGATCTGGGGTAACTGGTAGATACAGTGGTGTAGAAGTAGATCGTGGTTCATCAGCTAACGCTCTTATAGTGTTTGATGAAAATGACGACTTGTGGAAAATTAGTACAGACGGTGGCAGCACATATACGCCAATTCTTACAGGGTCAACAGGGTCAGGTCTTACTGCTGTAGTAGATGATACTAGCCCACAATTAGGCGGCAATCTAGACATAAATGGGTTTAATATTACAAGTGCTGTAAGCAATCAGGATATTAATATTATTCCCAATGGATCAGGAAATCTTGTTGTTACAAGTCCGTTACGACTTACGGATCAGCCCGGTGCTCCCAGTGCTGTTACAGGTACTACATTACTTTATGCTGCTACTGCCAGTGGCGGTGGCACAGGGTTATACTTTGTAGACGGCAGCACAACTGATGAACTAGTAAGTAAAAGTAAAGCCATAGTTTATGGATTGATATTTTAAGGAAAACACACAATGGCAATAGCACAACAACTAGTAGGAAATACAGCAACTACAATCTACACAAGTAGTGGTAATAGTGCTACTACGTGTATTTTCTTTATGAACGATAACGCTAGCGCAAGAACACTGGATGTCTATATTGTTCCCAATGGAGATACCGCCAGCACAACGACTCAGATCATTAAAGGTTTAAGTATAGATACAGGAGATACTTATATCCTAAACATAGAAAAGATTGTGTTATCCAATGGCGACACTATTCAAGCAACAGCAAGTGCTACAAGCAGCATCTATGCTACTGTAAGTTATGTAGGAATCTAATATGAGTAGATTCATAAAAACAAAGAGTGTTGACAGTAGTGTTAAAGCAGGATCAGATGCTGGTCTTAGTGTTCCAGCCGGATCAACAGCTACACGTAGCACTGTTCCTATAGCAGGTGAACTTAGATTTAATACTGATACTAATACTTTAGAAGTATACAATGGTAGTAGTTTTTTGAGTATGGCAACTACTGGGTTTGCTAGTATTACACAAGACAGCTTTACTGGCGACGGATCAACTGTAGCATTTACAATGAGCACGAGTGTAACCAGCGATCAAACTCAGCGTATTATTGTTGCTGTAGGTAACGTTTATCAGAATCCAGCTAGTGCTTATACACTCAGCGGAACAACTATTACCTTTACTAGTCCACCAGGCAGCGGCGAAACTATTACTGTAATCCACGGTTTCGATAGTACCGCAGCCGCATAATAATCCAAGCATAAATAAACTTATACAAACCCTGTCACCTCGGATGTTAGTACGGTGAGCGCAAGATAGCGGAGAGAACGAGTATGACTATCAGTCGTATTGGCGGTAAAGCACTTAAGGCAAACTTAGAACGAGATGATGATCTTGCGTTTAATACAGATACTCTAGTCATTGATTACGCTAATGGTCGCATAGGCGTAGGTACCACAAGTCCCACAGTACAACTTGAAACCACTGGTAATGTTATCATTGGCGGTAACCTCAGTGTACTTAATAGTACCATTACTGTTGATGATATTCGTATGTTTGATAATATGATCACAACATACAAAACAAATACCAATGTTGTTATTGAACCCAACGGCAGTGGCATATTAGAAGTAAGAAGTGCTGGTGACTTTGGTAGCAACCAGATACATAATGTTCAAGACCCTACCGATCCACAGGATGCTGCTACTAAAGCATATGTAGATAGTGTAGTTAGTGGTAGTGTAGGTGGCGTTACTGGTATGACCGTAACGCTAGACACGCCAACTGATAGTAGTCTCACATCTCCAGGAGCATACACTGGCTGGACCACAGGAACATATGTAACTGATGCTATTGATGATCTTAATGAGATGATGGAAAATGTTCGCGCAAATACCTTTGTTAAAAGCGTGGACTTTACAGCAGACGAAACAACAGGCGGTGCTGGTTTAGTAGTAACACTTACTATTACATCTGTAGGTAATCCTAATAGATATGATATTACCTGGGGAGACGGTACTACAACAACTGGTACAACTGATACTACACCAAGCCACACTTATAGTTCCAATGTGGGATCACCATTTGATGTTACTGTAAGAGCATATAACAACAGCGGCAGTGGCACTGGCAGTGAAGCAAGTAAAACTAGAGCGGATTATATTACAATCTATACTGCTGATCCTGTTGTAAGTTTTGCAGCATATGCAGCATCAAGCGGCGGTTCAGCAATCACAAGTTGGGACGACGGTGATACTGTATACTTTGAAAACACAACAACAAACATTGGCGGAGCCACAATACAGTTTACTTGGGATTGGGGTGATAGTGAATCAGATGATGTTATAACAGATGACACTGCTGATGGCGGAACAGCCGGTGGGCGACTTGCTCACACGTTTACAGCAAGTTCGGAATCAGAAGTTTCTCGTACGGTAAGACTTACTCTGGATAGTCATAGTACAGCAACACCTGGAGTTGCTCCAACTTATGATGAAAACACATACAAAATTTATGATGATCATACACCAACAGTAACATTAGATGATAACAGTGGTGTAAACGAAGAAGGAACAAGTGGTCACGTTGTAAGTTTCACAAATACCACAGAAGCAGGTGTTGGCAGTTACAGCACATATGGTATTCAATATCAGTATCAGTGGGGTGATGGAACATCAAATACAACTGTAAATGCTGGCAGCGGTAGCGCCGGCGATAGAACCGTACCATTAAGTCATACATTTGCACTAAGCGCATCAAATCAAGCAAATGGTGTAGCAGTAGACTACACTGGTAACCTAAGAGTTATTAGCAGTCATACAAGTTCACCGTTTATTAGTAGTACATTTACAGTTCACGTTGAACCTGATGTTAGAGCAAACATTGCTGCTACCGCAGTGACAACCAGCAATGGTAGTAGTGACAATCAGTATACAATTTACGACTTTACTGATTTGAGCGGAAATAATCGTGCGCTGGTCCGTGCTACTAATACTTCACAAAACGCAGATGACTATGAATATGATTGGGCTGATGGAAGTGCAAACGACACCCCTAATGAAGATGGTTCCAGTGCAGGAAGTATTGGTGCCACGTTAGATCACGATTACGCGGGGCAAAGCACAGGTAGTTACAACCTATCATTTACCGCAAATGGCACACCTGATATTACAGCTCAAACAGATACTGACACAAGTATTACATTTGTTCTTAAAGCAGTTCCCAGTCAACCCGGTAATTTAAGTAGCAAAACTATTACACTTTCAGATTCAGCAGTGGGTACATCACCATTGTTGTGCGCTGGATTCACAGACAACAGTGATACGAGTCCGCTGTCAGCAGGCGATAGCCTTAATACAACAACAGCACGACGCTATACTACAGCAAGCGGAACTATTGATACAAGTACAGTAAATGATGCTTATAATGGCGCAAATGGTAGACTAACTGCAATTATTAACGGTGTTGATGCTGGTAATAAAACATTCACAACCAGTGTAAACGAGACGGGTACATTTACAAGTTTAGTAATCAGCCAACAGGTTGATTATCATAGTATTAGTGCAAGTTATCCCAGTGACTTCTATCAGGTATTTGATGCTAAGATTACTCAGGCAATAACAAGTTATAGTGTGGGCGTAAATGACCAACGATTGGAACACAGCACCACTGGCAATACTAACTATGTTACTGTAGTATATGATGACATAACAGCATCGCCTACTATTAGTACAGCAGGCAGCCTCTCAGAAAGCAGCGGTGGAACCAAGCGTTATATATCAGGCATTCCCTATTATAATACAGGATCTCCCACACTTACACTAAGCGGAACAGAGATAAGCAATCTAACTGGTCAAGCATACACAAACCAATCAAACATTGTTGAAGTGGATAGCGGCACAAATGCTGAAGGCACAAGTAGCGCAGCAATTAGTGGGCAAGACTATACCTATGCTAATATTGATGGTGCAGTTAGTATGCTTACTGGTGGTATTCCTAACACAGATACTGGTGTAAGTTCTGCTTATGCTATTGGTAATCTAATAGTTCCATTAACAAGTTCCAGTGTAAGAACTGTTGAACAACTACAAGTCAGGGCTCGTAACGTCAACGGCATTGGTAGTTATGCAAGCATTAGTGAAAAAGTGCAGGTTCACACTGCTGCTCAAAGCGGGATTAGCGAGATAGCAATAGCAGTTAGTGATAGCCTGGGTGCTGATTTTGATGACGATGGCGTTCGTATATTTGACTTTAACGCTGCTACTACTGATACACCCAGCTTCAATGGTGCTACTAATTTTTATACTAACAGTCCGTACTCAGAGGCCAGTGATCCTGGAGTAGAAGGAACTAAAGAAGCAACTATTAGATTGGGTGTACTCAAGTACGATGTAACAGATTACAGTTCAGGTTATTTGCCAGTAGGTCCAGATCGTAGCGGAGATACAGGCACACAGTATTTCACATTTGCGTTCCGTAGATCTACAATGAGTAACTTTGATATTAATATTACAAGTTCAGGTATTGCAGGACTATGGATAGCAGCACCTGGTACCAGTATTGACAGTGCAAGTAGTCTTAACGGTTGGTTAGACGCTAGTACAACCTATGCTGGAAGTGGTGTTCCTGGTAGTAATACTGGTAATGGTGGCAACGGCAGTAACGGATGTGCGTTTACGTCCGGTGACAGAATTGCAGCAAGCACATCACTAAGTGGCGGGTATACAATGACACTGGGTAGTGAAAACGGTAGCAATGCTACTGGCAATGTAGTATTAGTACGTATTGCTCTAACAAGTGGGCAGAGTGTAACTGCTCTTAGCGTAGGAGTTGCTGCATAATGGCTATTACAGATACCCAGAAAGTTGACTACCTTTGGAAAAAACTAGGTTACGGCGCTGCTAAAACTGATACGAATGCTCTTAAAAAAGCACCAAACGAAGCTATTAGTAGTCCGCTGCTATTACGTGGCGATAAAGTTTGGAAACAAGCAGGCAGTATTCCAGCAGTGCAACCAGGATCAAGCACAGGTGTTGTTACAGTTTATCCCACAAGCAATCCTATTGAATGTACACTTGACGGTACTGCAACAGCAAACAGAACCTGGAAAACGGGACAAACAGACTGGATTCCACCGGAAATTGCTTCCACATATCAAGTAAAAGTTTACATTCACACATCAAGTGATGCTGCTGGTGCTAGCGGCGGAGATCAGGTGTTTGCTACCGGTAGTGGTAATGATGACGAATGGTTCTTTGACTATCAAAGTGGTGTGCTACACTTCATTGGTACTAATCTTCCTAATGGTGTAAGTTTTACAGGTAAGAGCGTATACATTGCAGGTTCAAGATACACAGGCACATTTGGTGTTGGTGCAGATGCTAGTGAACTTGGTGCGTTTACTTTTACAGACAACAGAATACAAACCACAGTTACTAATGAAGAAATAATT